GTGACGCCAACGGCGCTCATCACGTACCTCAACGCTAAGGCCATCGCGCTAGAGCACGGCATGCCCGTGGATGATCAGATTTCCATCATCGTGAATCCTGCCGCCGAGGCCGCCATCATTGACGCGCTCAAGGGCATTTTTCACAGCACCCACGAAATTGAGAAGCAGTACAAAGAAGGGAAGATGGGCCTCGCCATCGGGGCGAAGTGGAGCATGGACCAGCTCGTCGCCGCGCGCGTCGTTGGCACGCAGGGCGGCGTTCCGCTTGTCGACGGCGCTTCCCAAACCGGCGCCACCATCAACCTGAAGGGTTGGAGCGCCACCATCACCAACGTCCTTCGCGCGGGCGACATCCTCACCTTCGCGGGCGTGTTTGGAGTCAACCCCGTGACGAAGCTGTCCACGGGACGGCTGCAACAGTTTGTGGTGACGGCGGCGGCGAATAGCACCGCCGGCGGGCTAACGGCAAACGTCGCCATTTCGCCCAGCATCATCGTGACGGGTACGACGCAGACTGTGACGGCGAGCCCCGCAGACAACGCGGCCGTGACCGTGCTCGGTGCCACTGCGGCCGGGGCGGTGTCCAACGTTGTGTTTCACAAGGACGCCTTCACCCTGGCCAGCATCCCGATGCAAACCTACGGAGGCCTGGATAAGTCCGCTGTGGAGTACGACCCGGATACGGGCATTGCCGTGCGCATGACGCAGGGCATGGACGTGACAAACGACAAGCTCCTGGTACGCGCTGACGTGCTGTATGGATGGGCGGCCACTCGTCCGGAATGGGCGGCCCGCGTGGAGGGCTAAGATGCGCCCACGTGAGCGGCTCGCCTTGACCCCCTCGGCGGGCCGCTCACGGTTGTTTGCTTTGGAGGCCTGATGTCAAGTTACCCAAAATGGCTCTACCACCCGACGCAAGAAGCACGCGTCGCGGCAGACGAGGCGGCCCACAAGGCGTTCGGCTCGGGGTGGTACGAGTCTCCTGCGGACTTCCCGAAGGTGACTAGTCCGCCGCCGGCACCGCCCCCAAAGAAGGCGAAGTGACGCGATGACGGTGGCCGAGCTCATCCGAGGCGCATTCCGGACGCTGGGTGTCTTGGCTACCGAGGAGACCCCCAAGGCATCCGAGCAGGCCGACGCGCTCGTCATCTTGAATGACATGCTGGACTCGTGGGCTGGCGAGCGCCTTGTCCTATTCGCGACGTTGCGCAGCACGTACGCGCTTACGCCTTCCCTCTCGCCCCATACTATCGGCGCGCTCGGTACCTTCGCCACGACGCGGCCCGTGCGTATCGACCGGGCATCCGTCATTACCGCCGGGGCGACTGGAAGCGAAACGCCGCTCCGACTGCTCTCCGACGCGGAGTGGCAAGATACGCAAGGCAAGGGGACTCCGGGCACGCCGACGTACCTGTGGGTTGAGACGTCGCATCCGCTCATGCGGCTGCACTTCTTCCCGGTCCCAAACGCGGCGGATACCCTCGTCCTCTACACGTGGCAGCAGCTTGGCAGGTTCCCATCGGCGAATAGCGACGTAGACTTCCCACCTGGTTATGCGCGGGCCATCCGCTACAACCTCGCGAAGGAGCTCGCGCCGGAGTACGGCGTGTCGTTGTCGGCGGAAGCGGCCTTCATCGCAGACGAGTCAAAGTCTACGTTGAAGCGACTCAACGAGCGGCATAGCTACCTACGGTGCGACCCGGCGGTGCTTCAAGGCGGCGCCTTCGACCTTGTTTCTGGGGATGGGTGAGGGAGGCTGAGACATGAGCATCGCGGACGACAAAAGGCCCGCAGACGTTCCAGATGGGCTGCGACCGTTGTGGTTGCAATTTAAAGACTGGCGGGAACGAGACTGGTTTGTCCTAGGCTACCCCCCGCAACGGCCCTCGGCCTACTGGTTCTCGCTTGCAACGGACGCCGTCTGGATGACGCTCTTACTCATGGAACAAGGGCTCGGACTCATGCAGCGGATGGCGGTGGCGCTGGAGAAGTCGGCACCTGGACCCAAGCCAGCGCCGCTGCCGGGGACGGTTGAATGAAGCTAGAGGGCTTCATCGGGCCCACGTATGTCCTCGCCCACCCGAGCGCGAGCTCGCAGCGTCTCGTCAACCTCTACCCGGAGGTGCATGAGGCAGGGCCTCGCAAGGGCAATGTCGCTCGTTTCGTCGGCACGCCAGGGACTCGAAAACGGGCGACGCTGGGAGATGGGCCCATTCGCGGCGTGCACCGCGCAGTGTCAGGACAACTCTTCGTCGTCTCCGGCGCGAGTCTGTACGAGCTGACTTCGCACTGGGAACCACTGCTGCGCAGCGGGAGCCTTGGCTCCGCAACGGGCCGCGTCACGATGGCGGACGATGGCACCCGCCTTCTCATCGGCGACGGCGGAAGCGTGGCATACCAGGCGAATCTGGCCCCTGGCTCGGCGGTGGTTCCGGTCGCTGACGCCGACTGTCCGGGCGGGCACGTCACCTGGCAGGACGGGTATTTCATCCATACCGTGCCCAATACGGGCCGCTTTGCCATCTCTGGGCTCAACGACATCACCTATGACCCAACAGACACTGCCACGGCGGAGGGCCGGCCTGACCTCCTGGTGATGCTCATCTCCGTGAATCGCCAGTTGTGGCTCTTCGGAGAGGCGACAACCGAAGTCTGGTGGAACAGCGGCGATGCCGACTTTCCCTTCGCGCGCAATGAATCGGCCTTCATCGAAACAGGCACCATCGCGGCGGGCACGTGCGTCCGGGCCGGTGCTTCCGTCGTATGGGTAGGGAGTGACGAGCGCGGCCGCGGGACGGTTTGGCATGCCGAAGGGTTCCAGCCGAGGCGCATCTCCACGCACGCGGTGGAGCTCGCTCTTTCCCGGTCGTCGCGCCTCCCGGAAGCGTCCGCCTTCGCGTACCAGCAAGGCGGGCATGAATTCTACCAGCTCACTGTCCCCGGGAATGACGAGGAGGCGGGAAGCACCTGGGTTTACGACTTCTCGACGGGCCAGTGGCACGAGCGGATGTACCTGAGCGCCACTGACAGCGAGGAGCCGCACCGCGCATGGGTTGGGACGGTCGCCTTCGGCGAGGTTGTCGTAGGAGACCGCGAGGACGGGCGGCTCTACACGTACGAGTTAGATTTCTACTTCGATGATGCGGACCCTATCCGCCGCGTGCGCCAGACGCCGCACGTAAGCCAAGAAGAGAAGCGCATCCGCTACAACGCGTTTGAGCTGCAAGCCGAGCCGGGCGTGGGGTTGACGCTAGGCCAGGGCTCCTCGCCCATTGCGCTTCTGTCGTGGAGCGATGATGGCGGCCACACTTGGGGAAACGAGCATGAGGCGAGCATGGGAGCCATCGGCAAGTACGAAACCCGCTTGAAGTGGCGCCGCCTGGGCGTCAGCCGCGACAGGGTGTTTCGCGTGGCCACGAGCGAGCCGGTACCAGTGACGTGGTTCGGGGCGGAGCTTGACGCCGTGCAATTGGAGCGCTGACGCATGCCCGCCTTTCGATGCAGCGGGTGCGGGCTTTGCTGTAAGGTGGCTCCGCTGGTGCACCCTGACTGGCCCAAGCGCGCGGATGGGGCTTGCCTGCACCTCAGCGAGGACAACCGATGCAAAATATACGAGGCGAGGCCAAGGGCGTGTCGCGTGGACGCGATGAGGCCCGAGGGCCTCACTGTTGAGGAATGGCACAGTCTGAATGAAGCTGCGTGCGCTGAGCTCCAGAAGGCCGCTCCCTGATGCCCTCCCCGCTTCTCCCGCCTCCGCCACTGGACAGCGCCCTGGCGCAGGAAGACGGCAAGCCTGGGCCCGCGTGGGGGCGGTGGTTTCAACATCTATGGGACAGGCTGCACGGCGCCTCGAGCGCGGCGCGGCTCATCGTCGCAACTTCGGCGTCGCCCACGGCCGATTTTGGTTCGCTGGAGAAGGGAGACAGGGTGCTCGTCATCCCCGCGGCGGCGGGGAATAGCCACTTCGTCACCATCGCAATGCCGGGCACCCTCCCCGAGGCGGCTGTCATTGGCCACCTT